AAGTATAAATGGTAAAATTTTTTTTTTACAATAAATTAACTAATTTAGAACTAATAAAAAAAATAAATATAAATTTTGAAATTTATGATGGTTATATAATGATACAAAAATATGATATTAAAAATAATATTTTAGAAATTAATAACAAATTATTAAAAAATAATAAATTATTAAATGGCAAAATAGTAAATTTTAATATGAAACTTGATGATATAATAAAAAAAATTAATGAAATTGATGAGTGTAAATTAGAAAATAAAATAAAATACTCATTAGACGAAATATGGATAACCAAAACCTTTGAAGAAACACATAAAGCGTATATTATTTACTAAAATTAGGCGTTTTAAATGTCTAAAGGTGTAATAGAAAATAAAAAAATTGAAATAAAATCGTATTTGAGAGAGAAAATCAAAAACAACCAATGTCTAATTTTACCCATAACTTAAAAGTTCTTTTAATTGACGTAAATGAAAACATTGTTGAAAATAATAAATTACTTTCAACAATCAAAGAAATGCTTCAAACAACATATTCTCATTTAATTATTGATAAAAACACCACTATAGATTGGAAATTACGAATTTTGACAAAATTACAGTCACACTTTATGGGTGACTTATTCGCAAAATATCCCGCGATTATTTACGATACCGTTATTTACGACCATATTGAAAACTCAGTTAAACAAATAGAACAAGACCTTTGTATTTCATCTCAATATAAAATTCGTTTTCATATTTCACGCATGCCTGGATATTAAAAAATATAAAAAAGAATATAAAAACATAATTGATATGAATTTTAACAAAAATAAATTATAATGTTTTACGAAAACAATTATAATTTAGAAAAAACATTAAAAAATATAACACAAACATATAATTATTTTAGCAAAAAGGAAATAAATACTGATTTTTTATATTATAATTATAATAACGCATATGACAAATCATCAAAAAGAACTAATAGTATAATTGAAAAAATTAAAAATAAACAAAATAAACAAAATAAACAAAATAAACAAAATAAACAAAATAAACAAAATAAACAAAATAAACAAAATAAACAAAATAAACAAAATAAACAAAATAAACAAAATATCACAAAAAAATATCAAGTTAAAGGATATTACGAGTATAAAATTATAAAACATTATTGCGTTAATAATAATATTAATTATGAACTAATTATGAACTAATTATTGATGAAAATATTTTAACAAATAAAGTAATAAATATAAAACAATATATTACTGATTATGAGTTTGAAAATAATTTACAAAATCTAATAGTTTCCAACGTAAAAATACCAACAATGTATATTAAAATTTATTACACTTTTACACATTTAACGGTGCAAAACTTAATATTTAACTTTATCTTTTTTATCTACCCATAATTGAAATCCCTTTTTCGCAATTTCCGCACCAAAACAAACAATCGGTATTTTTCTCTCTTCATATGATTTCCCAATTTCATCATAAATAAAAGCATCGTCAAATCCAATATTTTTTACATCCTTTCGTGAGTTTCCATAAACAATCTTTGAAATATGTGCCCAATAAGATGCGGAGAGACACATGGGACAAGGTTCACAGCTTGTATACAAAGTACAACCCGTTAAATGAAATTCACCCATATTTTTACACGCATCGCGAATCGCAACCATTTCTGCGTGTTGTGTTGGGTCATTATCAATCGCAACACGATTATGACCCATTCCAATAATTGCGCCATTACTGTTTACAATTATCGCACCAAAAGGCCCGCCATTATTATGAATGCTGTATTCTGCTAATTCACACGCCTTTTCCATAAATTTACGCTCATAATTCATCTTGTATTATATTATATTATATTATATTTTATTTTATTTTATTATATTTTATTATATTTTATTTTATTTTATTATATTTTATTTTATTTTATTATTTTTTATATTTTTCTTATTTTTTTATTTTTATTTTGGTGTTTCAGTATGAAACGGTAAATTTGAAAAAATTGCACGTTCATTCGGTTGTTCTGTAATAACATTAGGTCGTTTTGTAATTACGTCTGATTGTTCTGGAATAACATCCATTTGAGTCGGCTCTATCATTCCTTGATAAAATTTGTTTTTTATTGCGTTTGACAAAGGAAGGAGTGGATATTTTTCTGGCTCAGCCGAATGTTTTTCATTAAATAATTTTATGCGTTCATCTATTTTTTCATTTTCTAAATTAATAAACTGCTTAATTTTAAAATTAATAAAATGATTTGGAGTAGGAGATTTACCTGTAATATAGTTTCTTTGCTCGGAATGTTTTGGGTCCATGTTATGTTTATTAATACGTAATTCCAACTGTTTATGTTCATCAGAATATACTGGTTCATTATATAACCATCCGTAAAATTCAGGGTACTCTTCAATTTCTAGCCCATCACTACGTTGAAAAAATTTAAATATTTTTAAAGCGTCCGCGTAATTACCAGAATTATATAATTCTTTTATTTTATTTAAGGCATCCTCTTCAATTTTAGTAGCAAACCCAAAATCAATAATTAATATTTTTTCATTGTTATATAAAGCATTGCCCAAATGAAAATCATTTTGCGAATAACCGGTTTGTATCGCTAATTTTAAAAATTGTAATTTAGCAAGTTGTATTACATCCAAACACTGCGAAATTTTATCTGGGGAATTTGCTTTTAAAGAAATATTTATAAATTTGCTTAAAGTTAAATAGTTATCTGCGAGTTCCATACCTAAAACACCCAACCAAGGAATAACACGATTTGTCAACGCATTTTTAATTTTATTTACTTTATATTCTGTTACCAAATCTTTAATTGGTAAATTATTTAAAAAATCAAATGAGTCTGTGCTTTTAAAAACTTGAGAAAAAACCGGGGCGGGACAAAGTGGGTCTAAATAATTCATTGTTTTGAAAAAAATATCAGTTTGAATATTAATTTCTCTTTTAAAATTTTCTTCAGTGTCAATCGGTTTTGAAAATCCAGATTCATAGTCGATATTTTTACCTAATGCGACTAATTTGACTAACAAATGTTTAACTGGTTCATTAAAATCAGAAGGAGTTGTATTCACACTAAATGTGCCATAAGGACTTTCAATGCCGGGGTATAAACTTGCTGTTAATATTATTCCAAAAGAAGACTCGTCTGTTAGTAAGACAATATTACTATTTTTCATAAAAAAATCAAATGCGGTGGAATCCGTATATGGTTTTTTCAATAAAATACCACCATTTTGGCCCTGTTTTTTAATGTTTTTTGGTCCTGTTTTTTTTAATATTTTCTGTTTCTTTAATAACCGTTGGTTTTTTAATGACTTTCTTTTAAATGATTTCATTTATATTATAAATATATTTGTTTTAACAAAATTAAAACAACTAAATTAAATAGTCGGTATAAACTCCCAATTTAGTTCAAAACATATTTTTTTCCAAATTACATCCTGTTCAATAATTTTCTCTCTATCTTTTAACATTGGAAAATGCGATAGATATTGTTTCTCCCCTAAAAGTTCACAAAGTTTATACGCGGTATAATAATAATTTAAAAAATTTACGCGGTCATCCGGGCAATATTTTGAATAAGGCGACTGTAAATCAATAAAAAGATTACATAATGTTTCTTCTAATTCTTGTGACATAACCGGCGGTTTAATTCCTAATTTATCTTTAATAAAAGGGATATGTTCGTAATATTTATTATAACCAAGTTTTTTTAAAATTTCCTTGGTTTTAATATTATTAATTAATTCCAGTTTTATTCTCTCTTTTTTAATTTGAAGTTTAATATTTTCAATAACTTCCAACGGTATTTGTGTAGTTTCTTTTCCTTGAAATTGTGCCAAAATTTCCTTGAAATGATTAATACGCTTATAAGCATAAAAACAAATTTCTTTTGGCGGTTCTTTATACGACGGTTTTTCGTTTTCAATTAAATAAGGAATAGTTCTAGAGCATAAATTACATATTAAAAGGCCATCGTCTTCAAGCGGTATAAGTTCGCCTTTAAAACAATATTGACAAACGTCGGTTGGATAAACAAAAGAATTAATATCAATAAAACTATCATCAATATTACTCAAATACTTTTGAACAATATTATTAATACCGGTATTACCTGAAGATGATAAAAAATGCGTATCATCAAACGAATTTTGAGGTAGTTCTTCTCTCTTTATTTTAAATATTTTTTCAAGTGCCTTATTTTTAGTTGTTTGGGGTGTATTTGTATTTACAGGTTCATTACCTTTAGAAATATCTTTTTTGTTTTCAAAATATCCAAAAATATATTTGGAGTTATCTAAAAAATATTCCTTTTTTTTTTGCTTAATTTCCCTGATGGTTTTTGTAATGAAATTAATTTGGTCGACCATATCTAATTGCTCTTCAAGCCCGAATTTTTGATTGATGATTTTTTTCTTTAATAGTTCCCGTTCATTTAAAAGTTTAGGAATTGTTTCTTTTTCATCATTTTCAAATTCCCCTAAAAAATCTTTATGTTTTCCATCTATTGTTGTCATATTTTTCCTATTAACCTTTATTTTTTTTGCGTTTTTTGGTATAAAAGAAGGCATTTTAATATAATATAAAATTGATTATTTGTTTAATTCATAATTTTCTGTAAATAATATTTTATTTAGAAACATTTGGTTTGTTTTTTTCTTCTTTTATATCTTTGTTTTATAAGAATTAATGGATAATAAACACAAAGATAGAGATAAAGATAAAGACCAAGTCCAAGTAAACACAAATTTAACAAATCAATTTGAAATTGATAATATAAAATTTCAAAAAATGGTATTGTTGTTTAACGCATTAAATGAAGGTTGGACGATTAAAAAAAGGGAAGATTCTTACATTTTTACAAAGCACCACGAAGGGAAAAAAGAGGTTTTGTTGGATTCATATTTAACCAAATTTATGAAGAATAATCTGGATATTTCAAAATTATTATGATTGGTTTAACCTTTATTGTGGGTTCGTTTTTTCATTTTGTTGTTTTGTTTTGTTGTTTTGTTTTGTTGTTTTGTTTTGTTGTTTTGTTTTGTTGTTTTGTTTTGTTGTTTTGCCTTTTTTGTTTTTGTTAAAAATGAATATATTAAGTTTTCTCTACATAAATGATTTTATTTGTAAATTGTCGTATATTTTACAAATAGAAACAGATTAAATTAATAATATTTTATAAATATTATAAATTATTTAATTTTTAACAAACCCATTTTTCAAAAAACAATAAATTCAAATTTTCAAATTTTTTTTCTTTAGTGATATTATAAAAAATGGGAGGTGGTTTAATGCAACTTGTAGCTTATGGTGCCCAGGATGTTTATCTTACTGGCAATCCGCAAATTACTTTTTATAAAGTAACATATCGTAGATACACTAACTTTGCTATTGAATCAATTGAGCAAACATTCAACGGACAAGCCGACTTTGGTCGTAGAGTCCAGTGTGTTATTAGTCGTAACGGTGATTTAGCTTACCGTGTCTTCCTGCAGGTAACACTTCCAGAAATCAACCAACTTATGGGAAATGTTTCTTATCAATCAGGAACAAACAACGGTGTCTATGCCCGTTGGTTGGATTATCCTGGAGAACAATTAATCGCACAGGTTGAGGTTGAAATTGGTGGTCAACGTATTGACCGTCAATATGGTGACTGGATGCATATCTGGAACCAACTTACAATGACCGCCGAACAACAACGCGGTTACTTCAAGATGATTGGTAACACAACACAACTAACTTTTATTACCGACCCTTCTTTCGCTGATGTTGATGGACCTTGTGATTCCTTGGCCCCACGTCAAGTTTGTGCCCCAAGAAAGGCACTTCCTGAAACAACCCTTTATATTCCTCTTCAGTTTTGGTTCAATACCAATCCTGGTTTGGCTCTTCCATTAATTGCTTTACAGTACCACGAGGTAAAAATTAACCTTGATATTCGTCCTATTGATGAATGTTTATGGGCTGTTACCACATTGAACTGTAGCTCTGGTTCATCTGCTCCTGTTCCTGCCACCATCGCTTACAATCAATCTTTGGTTGCCGCTTCTATCTATGTTGACTATGTCTTTTTGGATACAGATGAGCGTCGTAGAATGGCACAAAACCCTCAC